TATGTGTGAGAAACAAGTGACTTGTTAGTGACTTTTATGTGCTAAACGGTCTTCTCGATGGTGTGTGACATTCTGGCTGGGGAGAGTACTTTTGTACTCCCCGCCAGGTGTCACATCCCAGAGACCCAGGCTAAAACCCTAAATGCAATTTTCTACAACCACCGGAGAATGCAGACTTTTACGCGCTGGATAGTTGAAGCGGTATTGTGCATACACCTTCCAAGTGCAGACAAAAAAGCGCTGGTTTCTGGCCTTTGGTGTAGGACGATCTACAGTTGATACTGACCGAAGCGGCTGGTATAACCACGGGCATGAGCCTTCCACCCAACGCCGCCGAGATGAAACACGCACGCTTCCTGCGAGAACTTGCCATTGACGGCAATGTCTCCCGCGCTTGCCTCGCGGCCGGAACAAACCGCCCCACTGTCTATGCCCGACGGCAGACCGACCCGGAGTTCCTGCAGCAATGGCAGGACGCCATCGAAGAGTACGTCGATACCCTCGAAGCAGAGGCCAAACGCCGGGCCGTAGATGGCGTAACGAAGGGCGTCTGGCACCAGGGTACGCGCTGCGGTGAAGAACAGCAGTACAGCGACTCCCTGCTGTCCCAGATGCTCAAGGCCAAACGCAAGGAATACCGAGACAACTCGAAGATCGAACTCACCGGCGCCGAGGGCGGGCCGCTGCAGATCGAAGAGACGCCCACCCAGATCGCACGCCGTATCGCCTTCACCCTGGCCCTCGGCATGCGTGCCGCCCAACAAGCAGCCGACGCGCCAGACGATGGCAGCGATCTAGCGTGAAAGAGCAACACCGCCAGCAGTCGGCCACTGCCTCCGTAGCATCAAGCAATGCTGGCATGACCAGCGCATAAAGGAGAATCACTATGTCACGTATATTAACGAGTTTGCATGGCCGCGAAGTAGGCCTTGACAGCAACCGCAAGCTGGTAGCCCCCAAGGGCTTCCGCTCTGGCAACCACGGCAAGCAGATCGACCTCCCATCGGTCGATCGTGTCGCGTTCTTCGACGACTTCCTGGGCGACGTTATCGCCGACCAGTGGAACACTGTCGAAGGTACGGACTCCGCAACCAGCGACGCGGCCATCTTGGCTGGCGGCATTGGTGGTGTGCTACGCCTCACGACCGGCGACGCTGGCACGGGACTCGCTGCCGATATGGTACAGATCAATCGAGCCTTGCAGTGGCAAGCCAGCAACGGCGATCTGGTCATGCAGACCCGCCTGAAGTTGTCAGCCATCACTACCTGCTACGCGTTCATCGGCTTCACCGATGTCGTGACGTTGGAAGCCCCGATCGAGTCTGCAGCCTCGGCCAACACCCTGACCAGCAACGCGACCGATGCTGTCGGCTTCATGTTCGATACGCGCATGACTGACGACAAGTGGTGGCTCGTTGGTGTGGCCACGAACGTGGATGCAACACACCAGAACACCACCTTCGCACCGGTGGCTGACGACTATGCAACCTTCCGCATCGAAATCAGCGCAACGGGCGTGGCGACGTTCTTCTACAACGGCGTGCAAGTCGGCACCACAATGACCGGCGCCGTCACGGCTGCAACCGATCTGACCTCGACGATCGCAGTCAGCAAGACCTCGGTTGCAGCCTCCATGACCATGGATATCGACTACGTCCATGTGGCCATGAACCGCGCAGCTGATGGCGACGCTGTCTAAGTAGCAATGGGGACCACCGCATTCGACGACATCCTGACTGCCCTTGGCGGTCTGGATGCCAAAACCCGAGCAGCGACGTTGTCACAAGCAGCGCTCGCCACGAGGGGGATGCGGTGGATTCCCAACCCTGGACCCCAGACAGAGGCCTACTTCAGCGACGCTGACGAGGTGTTCTACGGTGGCCAGGCTGGCGGTGGCAAGACTGACCTCGCTGTCGGCCTCGCGCTCACCGTGCATTCCCGCTCCCTGATCCTGCGCAAGTACCGTGACGACGCCAAGGAGCTGTCCGACCGGCTGCTGGAGATCGCCGGCACCCGTGATGGCTGGAACGGGCAAGACCTGATATTCCGTGAAGCGGACCGCATCACCCGGTTCGCAGGCTGCAGCAGCGAAGACGAGAAGCAGCGCTTCAAGGGCAAGCCGAACGACCTCTACGTCTTCGACGAGGTGAGCGACTTCACCGAATCTCAATACACCTTTATTATCGCTTGGAATCGCTCGACCACCCCCGGGCAGCGATGCCGCGTGCTGGCAGCAGGCAACCCACCGACACGCCCTGAGGGGCTTTGGGTTCTCAAGCGCTGGGCTGCGTGGCTCGACCCCAACCACCACAACCCAGCAAAACCGGGCGAGCTGCGCTGGTACGCGCGCAGCGCAGAGGGCATGGAGATCGAGGTTGATGGCCCGGGCCCTCACGTCATGCCCGGCGAGAGCCACCCAATCCTTGCACGAAGCCGCACCTTCATCCCTGCAGAGTTGGCCGACAACCCAGACCTCGCGGGCACAGGCTACGAGGCGTCACTCGACGCCCTGCCGATCGAGATCCGCGGCGCCTACCGGGACGGACGCTTCGACCTCGGGCTGCAGGACACTTCCTACCAGTGCATACCGACAGCTTGGGTGCGTGCGGCTCAAGAGCGCTGGCACGAGCGCCCACCGGAAGGCATCCCGCAGTGCGCTATGGGTGTCGATGCTTCAGGGGGCGGCACTGACCCGATGATTATCGCCAAGCGGCACGGGGGCTGGTACGACAAGATCGTCAAGGTTCTCGCCAAGGACATCCCTATGGAGCGCGCCGGCTCGCACTGCGCAGGCGTCGTCATCTCACACCGGAGGGACCACTCCGAGGTCATCATCGACATGGGCGGCGGCTACGGCAGTGCGATGTATGAGCAGCTGCACGGCAACAACGTCAAGGCTATCGGCTACAAGGGCGCAGAGTCGGCCTACGGGCGAACCAAGTGCGGGAAGTTCGCGTTCAACAACGTGCGCTCTGCTGCAATCTGGCGGTTCCGCGAGGCGCTGGACCCAGACCAGCCGGGCGGCTCGCTGATAAGCCTGCCACCCAGCGCGACACTGCTGGCTGACCTCACGGCCCCGACCTACGAGCCTGACGGCAAGCAGATCGTGGTCGAGAGCAAGAAGAAAGTTTGCGAGCGCCTTGGCCGCTCAACCGACGAGGGGGACGCGGTCATCATGGCCTGGACTAAGGGCTTGAAACAAGAAAGTATCTCCGGGGGCTTCAAAGCGTATAATGCCCGGAAAATCCCAACCGTCGTTCTCGGCCGCAGCGGCCAGAGCGCATCACAGCGAAGGAAATGACCATGGGCAAACTATTCGGCGGCGGCGCTCCCAAGCCCCAACCCCTCCCGCCACCTCCACCCCCGACGCCGATGGTCGATGAAGAGGCGATCAAGCGGGCCAAGAAGCTGGCTATCGCAACCTCGCAGCAACGTAGCGGCCGGCAATCGACGATTCTGTCGGAGTCCGACACGCTCGGAGCTTAACCGGTGGCGAACAGCGACGCGATCAAGAAGCACGGCGACCAGCTCTTCGAGAAGCGCGGGTCGCTGCTGTCGCTCTGGCAAGAAATCGCCGACAACTTCTACCCGGAGCGTGCTGACTTCACGACGTGTCGCAACCTCGGTGCGGAGATGGCAGCGAACCTGACCACCTCCTACCCGATCATCGCGCGTCGCGACCTCGGCAACTCCTTCGGGGCCATGCTCCGACCGACGGCCAAGGAGTGGTTCCACCTCCGCACCTCCCGCCCGGACAAAGAGACCACCCTCGCGAAGCAGTGGCTGGAGTGGGCATCGAAGCTCACCAAGAACGTGATGTACGACCGCCGGGCGGGCTTCCAACGCGCCACCAAGGAAGGCGACCACGACTTCGCAGCCTTCGGCCAGGCAGTCATCAGTGTCGAGATGAACCCAGACCGCAGTGGCGTGCTGTATCGCTGCTGGCATCTGCGTGACGTGGCATGGACCGAGGGCGTCACCGGCAAGGTCTCGACCGTGCATCGCAAGTGGAAGCCGACTGTCGCCGACCTGTGCAGCCTCTTCCCGAAGACCGTGCATCAGAAGGTCAAGGAGAAGCTGGAGAAGAAGCCGTACGACGAGGTGAATGTTCGCCACTGCGTGATGCTGTCGAAGGACTACGCGGCGATGACCGGCGAGAAGCCGTTCAACCAGCCCTTCACCTCATGCTTCCTGGACATCGACAACGACCACATCCTGGAGTGTGTTGGCTCCTGGACCGCGGTCTATTGCATCCCCCGCTGGAGCACGGTCAGCGGCTCGCAGTACGCACACAGCCCTGCTGTGGTTGCTGGCCTGCCAGACGCCCGCTTGATTCAGCAGGTTTCGTGCGTGCTGCTCGAAGCCGGCGAGAAGGCGGTCACACCCCCGATGGTCGCAGTGCAGGAAGCGATCCGGGGCGACGTGTCGATCTACGCAGGCGGCATAACGTGGGTCGATGCAGAGTATGACGAGCGGCTCGGCGAAGTGCTGCGGCCGATCAGCCAGGACAAGTCCGGTCTGAACTTCGGGCTGGAGATGGTCCAAGATCTGCGGCACCAACTGGCCGACGCCTTCTTCCTGAGCAAGCTCAACCTGCCGCCACAGGGCGGCCCGGACATGACAGCCTACGAGGTAGGCCAGCGCGTGCAGGAATTCATCCGCAACGCACTGCCGCTGTTCGAGCCGATGGAGTCCGACTATAACGGCCAACTCTGTGAGATGACGTTCGAGCTGGTGCTGCACAACACACCAGAGGTTCGCCAGTCGATCCCCAAGGAACTCGCAGGCATGGAACTCGGCTTCACGTTCGAGAGCCCGCTGCGTGAAGCAGTGGAGAAGATCAAGGTGGGACAGTTCATGGAGGCAGGCCAAGTGCTCGCCCAGGCCATCCAGCTCGATCCCAGCATCGCGAACATCATCGACAACAAGAAGGCGACTCGTGACGTACTAACCGCTGTCATCCCGGCAGCATGGATGCGGACAGAAGCCGAGGTCGATCAGATGACCGCCGAGCAGGCCGCACAGCAGCAGAGTGCGCAGCTTCTGGAGATGATGCAGAAGGGCGCGGACGTGGCCAAGACGGTCAGTGAAGCCTCGCCGACTGTTGGCCAAGGCGGCTCTGGCGGGGTGATGTGATGTCGAAGGTCACCCCCCCACACTTCCGCTGCGACTACGACATCCCTGTTGCATCT